GGTAGTAAATTTGCAGCACTGCCTTTGCATGATGATCCTCAAGCCATTCATTTTGCACGCGCTAATGATTTGCGCCCTGGTGATTTACTAACCGATGATGAGCTTAATGTCTGGGATCGTGTCGCGCCACACTTAGCAATGCTCGGCCGCTTAAAGCCACACTTTTTGGATGCACTCTGTGAGTATTGCCGGGTAGTTCGCCGCTTAAAAGATGCCAGACAGTTTCTTGATGATAACGAGTGGAGCTACGTAACATCAGGTCGCAACGGCAACCAATACAAATCACGACCTGAGGTTGCACAGCTTAACGACGATTGGCGCAAATGGCGCTCGTTGGTTGGCGAATTTGGCCTTGCACCCGCAGCCGAACGCGGTATGCAAGCGGGGCAAGGTGATTTATTTGATGGTTTTGATAATTTTTAAATGAAAAAAGTACTTGTTAAAGATCTAATACCTTACGCAAATAATACGCGCACACACTCAGATGAGCAGATCAATAAAATATGCGCAAGCATAAAAGAGTTTGGCTGGACCACCCCCATACTTATTGGTAGGTCCAACGGCATAATTGCAGGTCATGGTAGAATTTTAGCGGCTCAAAAGCTAGGGATAACAGAAGTACCGGCCATTGATTTATCACATTTAAGCGCAGCTCAAAAACGCGCATACATCATCACCGACAACCAGCTCGCTCTTGAATCAGGCTGGGACGATAAAATGCTAGAAATTGAAATCAACGCCATCAAGCAAGATGGCTTTGACATGAGTATTTTAGGTTTTGATGATAAATTTTTATCTAATTTTTTTGATGATATTTCTGAAAAACAACAACTAACTGATCCCGATGCAATACCAGAAGAACCCAAAGAGCCTATTTCAAAAATAGGCGATATTTGGGTTTTAAATGAACATCGTGTTGCATGCGGGGATTCATTAGATGTTAACGTCATCAATCGATTGTTGCAAAATAAAAAAGCCGATATGGTTTTTACCGATCCACCGTATCTAATGGATTTTAAAGGCGCTATAGATGAGCAAGGTAATCGAAAACGTGCTGATAAACATACCGCAATTATTAATGACAAGCTAAGTAAATCAGAGGGGGCTATTTTTCTAAGAAAAATTACTGACATGATTAGATTACAGTGCCAGGGCGCTTGGTATATTAGCTTTTATCGCTTAGGTATTGATTGGATGATGAATGCTTTAACAGATACTGGGTTAAAGTGGCGCAACTTAATCATTTGGAAAAAAAATCACTTTAATTTATCTAATTCAGATTATAAATCAATTTATGAGCCCATTATTTATGGATGGCAATCAGATTATGAGCCGATGCTCTATGGTTGGAATTTAGATCATAATTTTGAAGGCCCAAAAAACGAAACCGATATAATGGATATTAGTGTACCGTCAGTTTGGGAGATCAATCGTTCTAAAGTAAATGCCCTGCATCCTACTATGAAGCCAGTTGCCTTAATAGAAAGAGCCATATTAAATTCATCAAAAAAAGGCGACACCGTATTAGATTTATTTGGTGGTTCAGGCACTACATTAATCGCCGCTGAAATAACTAATAGAGTTGCTCGGCTCTGTGAATTAGAACCTAAATATGTTGATGTTATTATTCGTCGATGGGAAGAATTTACCGGAAAAAAAGCTATCCTAGAATCCAATAGTATGCTGGGGGGGGGTAAATTGAAAACACCAATTAAAACAACTGATTGCGTGCTTTTTATAGATGAAGAAATGGCCAGATTAATTATTGTATGGGGCCGCACAGATGTTACTACTCAAGATGATGACATCATTTTATTGCCTCATCTCAATACCTCTTATTCGCCTAAAAAATTAGCTTACACCCTTAATTCAACCACCAGCCAAATAAAAAAATTAGTTAACCAGGCAATCGCTGTTGGCATCATAATCGACAACGGTAGAATATCTGATTTAGCTCAAAAATGTGTCAATGGCATAATTGCTAAAAAAGCTAATGAATTTAAATGATCGATCCGCTTGAAAAAGCTGCACAATACAGCCGCGACGTTCAAACCGGAAAAATAAAAACCGGACGGCTCACTCAACTAGCAGTCGAGCGTCATGACCAAGACTTAAAAGACGGCTCCCATCGGGGGCTTTTTTTTTGCGAAGAATCCGCACGTCGCGCCCTGACCTTATTCGGTTTTTTGAATCACTCAAAAGGTGTTTGGTCGGGTACACCGATAGAGCTAGAAGGCTGGCAAGCCTTTGGCATAGCCTGCGTTTTTGGGTGGAAACATCAGGACACAGACAAGCGCAGATTTAGAACTGTCTATGAAGAAGTTGCCCGTAAAAATGGCAAAACCACCAAGCTTGCCGGTATTGGTCTTTACGGCTTAACAAAAGATGACGAAGGCGGCCCTGAGATTTACGCCGCTGCAACCAAGCGCGAACAATCCAGGATACTTTTTGACGAAGCAAGTCGCATGGTCAAACAGTCAAAACCTTTGCGTCGGCGTCTCGATGTCCAACAGCATCGCATCATCAACCCAGCAAATTACGGAAAATTTGAGCCGTTAAGCGCTGACGGCAATACGATGGATGGACTTAATCCCCATATTGCTTTAGTTGACGAATTACACGCTCATAAAACCCCGGAAATATGGGATGTTTTAAAGTCTGCATTAGGTGCAAGATCACAACCACTGCTTTGGGCAATTACGACAGCTGGTTTTAACAAAAACGGAATCTGTTATGAAGTCCGCGATTACGCCATCAAAGTCTTGACCGGTGTTATCGACGATGATTCTTTTTTTGGGCTTATTTTTACTTTAGACGACGGCGACGATTGGCAAAACGAAGACAACTGGATAAAAGCTAACCCTAATTTAGGTGTGTCTGTTAGCTTAGATTATCTACGCGAACAAGCCCGTCAAGCAGCGGTCATGCCCACGTCGAAAATAAATTTTTTTACCAAGCATTTAAACATCTGGGTCACCGGTGCAACGGCTTGGTGCAACACCGAACTTTGGAAACTGTGCGGCCATGACTACCGGCCGGATGAAATAGAAAACCCGGTCGAAGTTTACTTAGGCATCGATCTGGCTTCCGTTTCTGACATAGCCAGTATTGGCGGTATTGCCGTTATGGCGGACGGCAGCTGGCTTACTTTCGGCAAGCATTACCTACCGATGGACGCTGTGCACAACAATATCCGTAAAACATCCGTACCTTTTGTAAAGTGGTACGAAGAGGGTTGGCTAACACTAACCCCCGGCAATGTGATCGATTACAACTGGATAAAACAAGACTTACTTGATCTAATGGAAAAATGGCCAGTCAAAGAAATCGCTTTTGACCGCTGGAACTCCAGTCAGTTGGTCAATGATTTAATGGAAGTCAACGCACCCATGGTGGCTTTTGGGATGGGTTACGCCTCCATGAATGCGCCGATGAAAGAATTAGAACGACGTTACTTAGCCGGCAACATCCAACACGCTAATGATCCTGTGTTGACCTGGGCTATGAGTAACGTAGTCGCAGATCAGGACCCGGCTGGCAACATTAAGCCGGCCAAAAACAAAAGCTCTGAAAAAATAGACCCGGCCGTGGCACTTATTATGGCAGTCGGACGCGCCATGCTGATCGAAGAAACCTTAACAACTATCGGCTCAGACTACGAATTTTTAATATGCTAATGAACAAAATTGCTTACGACCTAACTAATCTAATCGTCTTGATCTTGATCAGCACCGGCGTCTATTTGCACTTGGGATTAGATATCGCTTTTATTGTCACTGGGAGTCTGGGCTTGGTACTTAACCTGATCACGCTCTACGTAGCCACCCAAGGTCGCTAATGTTTTTATCCAATTTTAAAGCCAGCGCTGAAGACAGATCGCCCTGGGGCGACTTTTGGTTTCAACCGGTTGGCGCTCAAAGTCTGGCCGGGCAGCGGGTTACACCCAATACTGCCTTGCAAATCACGGCTGTTTTTGCGTGCGTTGCCGTGCTGGCCGAATCGTTCGCCATCTTGCCACCCGTACTTTACCGCCAAAACGGCCGAAAAAAAGACATTATCACCAAGCATTGGCTCTATACCTTGCTGGCAAAACGCCCCAATCGCTACCAAAACGCCTTTGAATGGCGGGAAATGTGTCAAGGCCATTTGGCTTTGCGGGGAAACTGCTATAACCGGATAATCGCCAATGCACGCGGCGAAATCACCGAATTATTGCCCATTAATCCCGATAGTGTCAGCATAAAAATCAAAACCGACGGTGATTTTTACTATGAAATCAAAAACCGGAACGGCTCTACAGAAATCCTAACCCGCGGCGAAGTTTGGCACGTTAAAGGCTTGGCCCCCGACATTTACCAAGGTTACTCACCGTTGGCAGTCGCACGCGAAGCCATCGGCACCGCTCTATCTGCGCAAAGTTACAGCGGCAAGTTTTTTGCTAATGACGCCAAGCCCAATGGCGGCTGGATAGAGTTTCCGGGCCAATTTAAAGACCGCGAAGCCAAGCAACTGTTTAGAGAGTCTTGGCAATCCATGCAGGGTGGCAACAATCGCGGTAAAACTGCAGTGCTCGATATGGGCATGAAGTACCATGATATTGGCGTGTCTAATGTTGATTCTCAATTTTTAGAAATCAGAAAGTTTAGCATAGAAGAAATCGCCCGTCTGTTTCGCGTGCCGCCCCATCGTATTGGCCATCTGGATCGCTCAACCAACAATAATATAGAGCATCAAGGCCTAGAGTTTGTTACTTATACGATGACCCCGTGGGCAGAACGGTGGGAAGCCGCGATTGAAGCTGATCTACTGCCAGAAGGCGACGACCTTGAGATTGAATTTAATTTTGAACGCTTATTGCGTGGCGACTCAAAAGCCCGCGCCGCTTATTACCATTCGGGCGTGCTTGATGGCTGGCTAACAAGAAATGAAGCTAGAGAGGCTGAAAATTTACCGCCGTTGGACGGACTTGATGAACCGCTAAAGCCGCTTAATATGATCTCGGAGGCCGATGCCGAGGAAGAAGAACTTGAAGAAGAGCAACCAGAAAACGCAAACAACACCCCAAAACCGGACAAAAAACTATGAAAAAACACCTATTATTAGCCCAATTTGCGGCCACTCCCTGGGCCATTACACCTGATTATTTGGCTTTAATGGCAGGTGTTTTGACAAATTGGAGCCTGCAAGGCCCCGTTTCAGCCGAAATTACCGACAAAATTGAAACTGACAAACAAGCACGCCTCGATCGCCAAGCCCAAAGTCCCCAATCAGGGGCAATTGCTGTTATCCCAGTCTATGGCGTATTGACCC